ACGATGATGCCGAGGACGTAGTTGTTTCCATTAACGGGGAATCGCCACCCCAAGAGGAAGAGGTTCGCGCACCCGATTGGGTTCGTGAATTGCGTAAGTCGAACCGGGAAAAAGAGCGGAAGATTCGTGAACTTGAAGCCAAGCTGACTACCACAGCGACTGAGAACAAGCCGGTCGTGTTGGGTGCCAAGCCTTCGCTGGAAGAATGCGATTACGATTCCGATCTGTACGAAAGCAAACTCTCCAACTGGTATGATCGCAAGCGCGAATCAGAACAGGCCGAGGCACAGGCCCGCCAATCACAGCAGGCCGAAGCTGACGCATGGAGCGAAAAGCTGGTGTCCTACAACAAGGCTAAGGCTTCGTTGAAGGTGCGCGACTATGAAGAGTCCGAGGCATTCGCTCAGGACAATCTGACGGTCACGCAGCAGGGCATCATCATTCAAGGCTCTGACAACCCGGCGCTGATTATCTACGCACTTGGCAAGAACACAAAGCGCGCCAAGGAACTCGCCTCAATCAATGACCCCGTGAAGTTCGCCTTTGCGGTTGCCAAACTGGAGACTCAGTTGAAAGTGACCACCCGCAAAGCATCGACCGCGCCAGAGCGCACAATCGCCAATGGTGGCGGGCGGCTCTCAGGTGCTATCGATTCCACACTAGACCGCTTGCGCGCGGAAGCCTTGCAGACCGGCGATTTGTCGAAGGTCATGGCTTACAAGCGAAGCAAAAAATAACCCTAACCTTTTGGAGTTAAGACAATGGCCAACGCTTTTAGTAAGGAGGAAATCGTTGCTTTCGAGAACATCCTCGAAGGTTTCAACGACGCCCTGATTCTCTCGAAGAACATCAACATCTACAACACCAACGGTGTTACGATGGAACGCGCCCGTGACACCATGTGGCGTCCGCAGCCCTACATCGCACAGAGCTTCAATCGCATCGTTGGCAACACCATTGCCAGCGACATTCAGACGATGACGCAGCTTTCGGTGCCTTCGACGCTCGGCTTTGCCAAGTGCTCGGCTTGGCAGATGAACGCTCTTGAACTGCGCGATGCGTTGCAAGAAAATCGCCTTGGCGATGCTGCAAAGCAGAAGCTGGCTTCGGACATCAACCTGTCGGTTATGGACTTGGCTGCTGCTCAGGGTACGCTCGTTGTTCCGGTCTCGACCGCTGCTGGCGATTATGATGATATCGCACTTTGCGACAGCATCATGAACGAACAGGGCGTCATGGCCGGTGATCGCTACCTCGCTCTGTCGAGCCGCGACTACAACGGCATGGCTGGCAATCTGGCGGTTGCTACTCGTTCGTTCACCGGCACCAAGTCATCGAACGCTTACGAGCGCTCCTTCGTCGGTGAGGTTGCATCGTTCCAGACCTATAAGCTGGACTATGCAAACCGTTGCGCTGACAACTCGGCAAGCCGCACCATCGCCACCAACGGCGCTCAGGTGCGTTATGTCCCGCAGGCAACGACCACCAGCACTGGCGGCATTCTCAACGTCGATAACCGCTATCAGACGGTTACCGTGTCCTCGTCGGTCGGCATCACTGCTGGCGATGCGTTCACGATCACCGGCATTGAAGCTGTGCATCACATCACGAAGCGCAGCACCGGCCAGTTGAAGACGTTCCGCGTTATCAGCGTTCCTGCTGGCGGCACCACGCTCGTCATCAGCCCGCCGATCATCGGTGCAAACTCGTCGCCAACCGATGCCGAGCAGCAGTACCAGAATGTTGAAGTGGTGTCGGTCTCCGCGACTGCCCCGCTGAACTTCCTGAACATTGCAGCTTCGAACATCAACCCGTTCTGGCGCAAGGACTCCATCGAACTGCTCCCGGGCCGTTACGCTGTGCCGGATGGCGCAGGCGTTGACGTTCTCCGCGCTTCGACGGATCAGGGCATTGAACTGGTCATGACCAAGAAGTTCGACCCGCTGACGTTCCAGACGCTTTACACGCTGGACACGCTCTATGGTGTCGTGATGACCAACCCTGAAATGGCAGGCATCCTGCTTTTCAATCAGGTCTAAACTGAGCGGGGGAGGGCTTCGGCTCTCCCCCAATCACTTGAGGGAATGGGCATGAAGAAACCAACCAAAGCAGCCGCCAAGATCGCTAAGGTCATGGGCGAATACAAAGAGGGCAAACTCCACGCTGGCGTCAATCCCAAGGGGCCAAAGAAGGCCGCCATGGTCAAGAACCCCAAGCAGGCTATTGCCATCGCTCTGAGCGAAGCTGGCATGGCCAAGAAGGCCAAGAAGAAATGATGAAGCCGGGTCTCTATGCGAACATCAACGCCAAGCGTAAGCGCATCGAAGCCCAAAAGGCTGCGGGCGAAACGCCTGAACGCATGAAGAAACCGGGTAGCAAGGGCGCGCCGACCAAGGCCGCTTTTATTGCATCTGCCAAGACTGCCAAGCCAGCGAAAGCCAAGAAGAAATGACCGACTTTCCTACCATCATGTATCGGACGCCGGGCCTACATAAAAAGCCGCGCGGCGGCACTTACGCATACAAGGGCGCTGCCGATCAGGCGGAGTTTGATATGCTTCTAAGCCGTGGCTGGTTCCCGTCTTACGAGGACGCGGTGGTGGGAAAGATCGTCGCTGCCGTTAGCGAGATCGATACCGTATCGCCTGCAACACGCGATGAACTGGAGGCCAAGGCCAAAGAACTTGGGGTCTCGTTTAATGCGCGGACTTCTGATAAGACGATTGCGGAGCGTATCGCGTCGGCTCTGGAGGTTTAGGTGGGTTACAGCAAGCGCCAGTTTATCGAAGCGGCCTTCGAGGAAATCGGGCTTGCGAACTATGTGTTCGATTTGCAGCCGGAGCAGTTGCAGAGCGCGCTTCGTCGCCTCGATGCAATGATGGCGGAATGGAACGCGAAGGGTCTGCGCCTTGGTTACTCCATGCCGAGCAGCCCACAGGACAGCGACCTAGACGATCCAACCAACGCGCCAGACAGCGCATGGGAAGCTGTCATCACGAATCTGGCTGTGCGTATCGCACCGGGCTACGGCAAGACCGTTTCGCCTGATACAAAGATGGTCGCCAAGAACGCTTACAACACCCTATTGCAGCGCGCGACGTTCCCGCTGGAGCAGCAGTTGCCGTCAACCATGCCGCTTGGCGCTGGCAACAAGCCTTGGCGCTGGGATACGCCATTCATGCCGATTCCGGCTGATCCCGTAGACGCTGGGCCTGATGGCCCGATTGAATGGAGCTAACGTAATGCCGACAATCAACCAGCTTCCCACTGTAACGCAAGTCTCCGGCGGCGACCAGATTCCGCTATTTGTCACCAGTCAGGGCGATGCGCGGCGCTGCTCAATCACCACCATGATTGCTTACATGGAGGTGAACTTCGGTGCCGTTGTGGCGCAGACCGTCAATACCATTCCGGTGACATTTGTGCAGCTTCCCACGGCAACCGTAGCGGGCACAGGAACGCGGGCATTTATCACTGACGGGTCAACCGCCACATTCGCCGCAACGGTCGCTGGTGGTGGCGCTAACAAGGTGCCGATCTACAGCGATGGCACCAACTGGAAGGTTGGCTAAACAATGGCGGATAGCCGCCTCGCTCGGGCTGGTGTCTCTGGTTACAACAAGCCAAAGGCAACGCCGGGCCATCCGAAAAAGTCGCACATCGTCGTTGCTAAGGTTGGCGATGAGATCAAGACGATTCGGTTTGGTGAGCAGGGCGCAAAGACTGCTGGCAAAGCAAAGGCTGGCGAAGGCGCGGCGATGAAAGCCAAGCGAGCCAGCTTCAAGGCCCGCCATGCTGCCAACATTGCCAAGGGAAAGATGAGCGCGGCGTATTGGGCGGATAAAGTGAAGTGGTGACGCGCAGAATGGTTTCTGCTAAAGCGAAATAAAGGAGTCCCGAATGATTAGGTCTTTTTCCCCAGCAAGCGCAGGCACGGTAAACATTACCGTTTCTGGGTCATCCCAGCGTGTTCTTGTCGCCAAGCGAAACGCTCCCGTTACCGTTCGCATCGTGAACAACGGGACGGCGACCGTTTGGCTTAATGCTGGCGACATAACCGTCACCGCAAGCACAGCAACCAGCGCGCCAATCGGGCCGGGTGTTCATGAAGTTTTGACATTTTCGCCGGGTGCGAATGGTGATCTTTATATTGCCGCCATTGCAGCCGGTGCCACCGGAATCATCTACTTCACTCAGGGTGAGGGCGTCTAATGTCCGTGCATTGGGGTGGCCCCGGTGCTGGCCATGTCAGCCGTTGGAGCGTAGCCACTACTGGTGTACCAGTCCTGTCGCTGAACTTCCTGACCAGCAACACCCTCGACCCGCGCGTTACGTTCACTCGATCCACCACAGCTACGTTTGTCGGCAGTAATGGCCTGATCCAGACAGCAGCAATCAATGCCCCGCGCTTCGACTACAACCCCGTCACGCTCGCGCCCAACGGCCTGCTGATCGAGGAGCAGCGGGTGAACTCGCTACTGTATAGCGATCAGTTTCAGCAAGCAACATGGTCGAAGGTCGGCGTTGTCACCGCAAACGCAACGACTGCGCCGGACGGGACGACGACTGCGGATAGCGCCGCGACTGATGGCAGCAACGCTCAAGTCGCTCAAGGCGTGGTCATCGCATCCGGCGCGACAATGGTCGGCAGCGTGTATCTTAAGCCAAATGGTCTTAACGCAGTTGAGATTGTTTTGCTCGCCGCGAATAACACAACGCCATACGCGCGGGCGACATTCAATGTTGCGACCGGCGTTATTTCCGTGGCCGTAGCGACCGCTAACGGCGGCACCAACGCATCAGCTGCTATCGCTCCCGCAGGCAACGGTTGGTACCGGTGTTCCGTGACTGTTACTTACCCGGCGACAACATCCGCAGGCATACGTATCAACGCAGCGGGCGCAACAGGCGCATTTTACGGTTGGGGCGCGCAGTTCGAAGCCGGTGCATTCGCCACCAGCTACATCCCCACCGTAGCCTCCACGGTCACACGCACGACTGACGTTGCGTTGATGACGGGTACGAACTTCTCAAGCTGGTACAACGCCAGCGAGGGGACGCTGGTGACATCAGCTTTGCCTATCGTTTCGTCGGTGTCCAAATACTCTTGGTCATTCAACGACGGCACCGGAACCGAATTGATCGCCCAGTATTTCCTGAACGTCAACGCTGGCGGATTTGTGGTTGATAACGGGTCTGCACAGGCTCAGATTGAAGCTGGGACCTTTTCAGGCGTTTGCAAAACGGCTTTTGCCTACAAAATTAACGATTTTGCATTGAGCCTGAACGGCGGCACGGTCACCACCGATACTGTCGGAACGATACCGACCACTACCCAAGCGCAAATCGGTAACAGGCCAGACGGTTCGCGTACTATGAATGGCCACCTCCGCACCCTTACCTACTACCCCTCCCGCCTCACCAACGCGCAGCTACAGGCACTCACAGCATGATCGACCTGTATCTCAAGACGCTCACCGAAGCTGAAATGACTGCCGCGCTGCTGGCTGCGGGTGTCATTGACGATGAAGGCAACCCGGTGTCTGGCGTGTCGCTCGATCACATCGGGCCATTCAGCCGCGTGACGGGCTACGACAAGGCCGACGAGCCTATCGTGGTGGACTACCCCGGCTGGCACACCAACCTGCGCGGCACTTTTGACGACGAGCAGCTTGCTGCGTTGACACCGTTATGTGTTGAGCCACCAATCCCATATCGCGTGTGGGCGTAACACAGTGAAAATCCCGATCCTGACAGGCATTTACACGGATAACGGGCCGGATTTCCGCACGGCCTATCCGGTGAATCTTGTGCCGGTGCCATTGCCCAACGGGATTGACGATGGCTTTATGCGGCCTGCTGATGGCATC